GCTGAAACAGGCGGAGTATGCCGAAACTGAACAGCGAACCGATAATAAGCAGAAACAGCATCACCAGCATGACGAACCCTATGCCGTATGTGTGCATAACGGTCTGCAAATCCGTCAGATTACCCATGAATATCCTCCTTAGTGAGATGAATTCACACATTCGTTTTGCTGTGTGGACTAATGTTCTAAAACAAGTATAAAATAGTTCTATGTCGTTATCTACTAAAATTTTCTCCATAAGGAAATGAAAGCGTTGGCAAAAAACGGTGAGCCGATTAAGATAAATCTCAAGATAACGTTTTGCCCCAAATTGAAACCTTCAGTTTTATATCATAAATCCCCAACATTCAACGAAGGAGCTAATCAAGTGTCCACTTAAAAGATATTGCCGAACATGTCGGGGTTTCCGTATCCACGGTTTCCCGGGTTATCAATAATGACACCAAGCAGGCATGTTAATCCCTAATCAAGGAAGAAAATCTGGCAGGCCGTCCAGGACATGGGATACGTGCCTAACGAATCAGCCAGGCAGATCCATAGAAAGGAATAATACAATACTGTTTAATCATCTTTATTCCTAATTTGTAAACCTCCATTATGACATAATAAAATCCCCTAACGGTCTCTATTTCCAACCTGCTAATTTAGCATTCCGGACTAAGAGCCTGGTTTGGGGATAAAAAGATAAAAATACTGCTTTCGTGTAAAGTTCTATAAAAATTTCCTGTGGTGCTTTTTGCCGTCGAAGGTGAAAAGGATCTTTTTCTCGCCAACGATGGTTTCCAGATGGACACTTTTTCCCCAAAGGTGGTACATGTAAGGAAGTGTTTTCTCGACATACTTCACATCCAGTTCTACCCCTTCGTAAGAATGAGACACGTACAATTCTCCATTTCTCTGATAGTCTCCATCTGCAACATGGATATAGGGGAATCCGCCGTTGACTCTTGAATATACCAGTTGATCCCGCACCTGTTCCCACGATTTATCCGTAATTTTCCATTCCGGACCTTTTTTTTCAAATACGTAGAGGTCCAGATCCTCCACCAGTTTCTTGGTCAGGTAATTACGGATAAAAGAGGTATCGGAATCAATTTCCCGCACTTCGAATATTTTTTCCTGCCCTTCACCGCCTTTTCGTCCATATTTCTCCCGATCTTCTTTAGAGGGCTTATCCCAACGGGTTTCAATATCTTCAAAAATACGGAGTCCGAGATAATACGGATTTAAAGTGTGCTTGGAAGGCTGAACAACAGATGAGTTGAGTTTAGAGTACTCGATCGTTTCTTCTTCAGTCAGGTCCAGTTCCCTTAGTATGCGCTGATGCCAATATGAGGCCCAGCCTTCATTCATGACTTTTGTTTCCATTTGCGGCCAGAAATACAGCATTTCATCCCGCATCATCGTCATAATATCCCGTTGCCAGGGTTCCATGTACGGGGCGTTTTCTTCGATAAATAGCAGCAGATCTTTTTCCGGCTGGGCCGGAAAACGGGGTTCGTCCTCTTCAGCCTGCTTGTTATCAGGTTTTATATCCAAGTCCCACAGGTCTTCATATCCGGTTTGAACCTCTGTCTTCTTTTGCTTCTCGTCCTGCCAGTTCCTTTTCCAGCGGTTTCGCCGTTCTATCTGTTCATAAGGGGTGATGAGACTAGGGTCCACATGCTCTTGAATAGCCAGTACCGCATCAAGGAACGTTTCGACTTCGGCTGCTCCATACTCAATTTCATACTGCCGGACCCGCTCTGCTGTAGCCGACATGCTTTCTACCATATTGCGGTTTGTACGGGAAAAGTGAACATTGTTTTTGAAAAAATCACAGTGCGCTAAAACATGGGCTACGATAAGTTTGTTCTGAATAAGGGAATTTCCCTCAAGGAGAAAGGCGTAACAGGGGTCTGAATTGATCACGAGTTCATAAATTTTGCTAAGCCCAAGGTCATATTGCATCTTCATTTTATGGAAATTTTTAACGAACCATAATGAATATGAAAACTAGGAAGTGAAATTCCATTCAACTTTAATTTCTTTATCTTTATATAAGGTTACTGAACGGAATGCCTTTCTTATCAGTGCTTTCTGTTCATCCTCAGTTAGGTAATCCCAGGCTTCACCAATCTCCTTAATAAAGATATTAAATTCTTGAATATTTAATTCGTTCTGCGGTGTATTGTCTTTAATCTCGTCTATATGATTTTCAAGGACATCCCTTTGTTCTTCTAACTTTCTTATCCGGTCACTTATTGATGAGGCTTTAATTTCACCTGATTCAATAGCATCATATAAGTTTTCAAGTCCTGTTAGTACCTTTTTTAGTTGTGATTCCAAGTTATTTAATGCTGATTCATCATTTTCTTTGAATTTGTTTTTTTCATTTGTTATCTGTTTAATTAATACATCATCCGTGGTATATGATTTAATTTGTTCAATTACGAATTTTTCGACCTTTTCTCTTCTTATATATCCAAGTGAACAATTATTATTTCGATCTTTTTTGCGAACATGTTGGTTTTTACATGCGTATAGTTCATAAAGATATTCCTTACCATACTTTCTGGTTATTCTCTTTACATGAACGATCGGACCCCCACAAACTCCGCATTTCAATAATCCAGTGAGTAGATATTCACCGAGAGGTGTAGCTCCTTCTTTTCTTTCTTGCGTTTCTTTTTGTACAGCGTGCCAAGTTTTCTCATCAATTATAGCTTCGTGTTTACCGTCAACGACATTACCAGCATTTGAAAGCTTTCCTGTATATACTGGTCTGGATAAAATATCTCTTATTACAGAGTGATCAATTACCCTAGCCTTTGTACGCTCCGCCGCCCATTCGGCTATACTTAAACGAGAATTTCCTTGTAAATACATTTTGTAGATTTCTTTTATTATTTTGGCTTCTTCAGGAACTATTTCTAATTGTTTAGTTTCCCTGTTCATTCTATACCCAAAAGGGATTCGACCGCCATACCATTCCCCTTTACTAACACGTTGCCTTCTTCCAATAGTAGTTCTTTCCACAATCATGTCTCTTTCTAATTGAGCAAATACTGCTAATATACCTATCATAGCTTTCCCAAAAGGGGTAGTTGTTTCAAACGGTTCTGTAGCAGATTTAAAGCCCACATTATGTTTTTCGAAAACTTCTTCTAATAGGTAAAGTACGTCAAGTTGTTTTCTGCTTAGGCGATCCAGCTTATAAACTACAACTAAATCAATTTTGTCATCTTCGATATGTCTTATCAGGCGGTTAAGAGCAGGGCGCATCATTTTTGTTCCTGTGTACCCATCATCTATGTATATTTTATAGTCTGTCCATCCTTGAGACGTGCAATAAGCTATCAAACGTTCTTTTTGTGCATCAATAGAGTACCCATACTGCGCTTGTTCCTCAGTTGAAACCCTAATGTAGATTGCAACTCTCATTGTAAATCACCTCTTTAAAGATCAATAAGGATTTTTTTTAGTTTCCCTAATATTTTAATTTCACTGCAGTTTTCCTTCGTTTTATAAATAGGTTTGTAAGTTGGGTTTTCTGATTCTAAACGTAAATAATCATCATGTTTGTACACTCTTTTTAGATAAACTTCATCATCAATTAAGACAGCGGCAATTTCACCTTCTTCCACAAAATTTTGTTTTCTAATTAGGACTAAATCTCCATCAAAAATACGAGCGTTAATCATGCTGTCTCCTTTTGCACGAAGATAAAAAAAATCAGCCCCGCGAACCCAACTGCTTGGAGTATCCTCATAACCTTCTATCTCTTCATATGCTATTACACCATTTCCACATGAAACTTTCCCAATAATGGGGATCTTAACTAAATCCTCCTCGATGTAAACCTCTATAGCGTTTCCTTGAACTTCAAAAAAACTACTTTTAGGCATGTCAAAGTATTGAGATAGCTTTTCAATTACTCCAGCACGAGGATACTTTTTTGCTTTTTCCCAATCAGAAACAGTTGATATACCAACACCTAAAATTTTTGCTAAATCGCCTTGAGTCATCCCCCTGCTTTTTCTCAATCTCTTTATATTTGCTGCAAATATTTCTTTGATTTTTTTATCATCCATTTGTTTCCACTCCAATCTTTTTCTTACTTATTATTATACCGCTTTAAACGAAACATTCAACGTTTTTCAATTATTTTTTTCGTTTAAAACGAAATTTTCTATTGATTTTTCGTTTAAAGCGTAATAGAATGTGAAACGAGGAGGTGAAATTAACCATGAGTACGATTCCTTTATACCAGATAAACACTTTGCGCTCTTTAAGAACCAAGTATGGGTATACCCAAAAGGAAGCTGCAAAATTACTGGGAATTAGTGAGGGTACTTTGAGAGTTTGGGAAAAAAATTCCGAAGGTATAACTTACAGCAAAATAAAAAAGATCGAAGAAGTATATGGTACCCCGCAGGACTATATTTTTTTTGGTAAGGAATCCGCTTTTAGCGAAATTCTAGAGCAGAAATATATATCTTGATCTTTAAAGGGTAGTCCCACTAACCACCAAGCATATTGTTAAAACAGGGAGGGGTTGTAATGGGACAAAAACGATTTCCCCCAGACATTGAGGAATTTATACACCGTCTATGTGTGGAGGCTATTCTTAGGGCAATTAAGAACGGTACATACAAGTACCCGAATCAAAAGGCAGTTCAAAAATAAGCGGCTCTTTGGAGTCCTTATAAAGGACAAGCTCATAGAAAGGATGAATCACATGAACTTACACAAGGTTAAAGAAGTTCGCCGAACCAGTGACTTGGAGGAAGTGAATGAGCTGTTGACAACAAACCGCTGGAAAATAGCACATGAAATGATTACAGAGTATGGCGAACTTGAATTCATACTTTACAGAATGTAATAACGAATCCTGAAAGCGAGGTAATCAAATGATTAACAGTAGCGCATTAATTGAAAGCAAATCCTTACGTGAATCCGTAATCAACCGCACCGAGGTACTGGATAAGGTCAAGAAGTTATCTATGCTGCCTGATGATGTGAACACAACGATTGAGTTAGTGGCAGAGTTTTATGAAGTCGGAAAAGAAACGATTAACTCAGTAATTAAAGTCAACCGCAATGAATTGGAAAGCGACGGATTGAAAGTTTTAACTGGGGCTGAACTGATGTCTTTAAAAGACATGGGTGTAATTGGAAAAAACACAGCCTCATTCACCATCATCCCACGTCGTGCTGTTCTCCGAATCGGTATGTTGCTTCGAGACAGTCGAGTCGCCAGATCAGTACGTGACCACCTGCTTAACGTGGAGGCAGAACACAAGCCTAGCTATGAAGACCTTGGCTTACTTCACTTCAAGAAAGAAGCTTATATGATCGAAATCGCGGCAAATGTTCTACGGCTTCCAGATAGCGGTAAGTTAAAACTGCTTCACGATTTCAAAACGCAGCACTGTCTTCAAGTCCCGTTGCCAGCTTACGCAGATGAACAGGTAACGGAATCTGCAACCGTGTTGCTTAAGAAACACAAAATTCCAATTGGAACAGCGAAGTTTAACACCTTACTTATACAGCACGGTCTATTGGAAGAGAAGGAACGTCCCTCAAGAAAAGGAAAAATAAAGCTCTTTAAATCTCTGACGGACAAAGGGTTGGAATATGGGAAGAACATTGTTAGTCCGCATAGTCCGAGAGAAACAGCACCGCACTACTTCGCAAATAAGTTTCATGAATTGATTAAACAAGTGGGACTTTGAAAGATAGGGAGAACTGACGTATGAAAAACTTTTCTACATGGCACGAAGAGCGTAGGGCTGCTATTGAAATGGAGAATCAGATCATGCAAGACAAATTGGCCCAAGGAGTAAACGGCGTAGAATGGCTAGTCATGCACGCTAAGATTACTCCTACAAAGATGAAAAGTCTGGGCTATTGGTTGGAATTTGTAAATGAAGTTGAGGAACTTGACCACGAAAGTGTGATGATCGACGTTCTTATGATGAATCCTGATACATTCTACGAAAAGTACGAACTAAATTGGTGGATAGGTATTGATGAGGTAATAACTTACTTAAGCATTCTTAAGCTCCGTGATTATGATCACTATTTTAGATTCTTACAGAAATATGAACACTCAAAAGAAATGAAAAAGGAGGAGACAAAATGAATCAACTTGTATTCATCGAAAACGGCAAAACAGTAACTGACAGTTTGACGGTTGCTGAGGTGTTTGGGAAAGAGCATGACAAGGTGTTAAGGGACATTCGAGAGTTAGATTGCAGCGAAGAATTCTCACTCGCCAATTTTGGAGAGTCAACTTATACAAACGAAAGAGGTCGTACTTATCCCAAATACATCATCACACAAGATGGCTTCTCATTCTTGGTCATGGGCTACACCGGAAAAGAAGCTGCAAAGTTTAAAGAAATGTACATCGCAGAGTTTAACCGGATGCGTGAAAAACTCACCAAACCACCACAAACGCAGCTAGAAATCCTGCAAGCCTCAATTGGGCAACTGGTGGAGCAAGAACGCCGCTTAACTGCTGTCGAAAAACGGCTGGACGATACAGCGGAGCTTTTGTCTATGACCCCCATTAACGGCCGCCAAAAGGTAATTGAACTTATCAATAAAATTGCGGAATCACTTGGAGGTAGAGAAGCATATCAACAGGTGTGGAGGGATAGCTACGAGCGGCTAAAGTCACGTGTGAATTGTAAGTTGAACATGCGATTGGAAAATAAAAAGGATCGTCTAGCGAAGGAAGGTGCTTCTAAAACCAAGATCAACAAATTAACCAAGCTGGATGTCATTTTTGATGATGTGAAATTAGCAGAGATTTATATAAGCATCGTGAAGGAAATGGCCATCCAATACAACGTAAAAGCAGATGCATCTTAATAAGGCATTTAAGGGAGGTGAGAAAGATGCACAGGGAAACAATCAAAAAAGTAAACGAAACAATTACCAGCTTGTGTGACTATATTCAAGATTTAATAGAAAGAAACCCGGCAGATGCCATTGGTGCATTGCCGAGCCTGGTTGAAGCATTGGCAAAAATCACAGAAGTTGAGGTTTTAGATCAGGCATTAGGAAAACAACTAGAACTCTTTAGTGCCACAGGCGGCACGCATAAACGACGCTAGTCTTCAAATGATTCAGTCAGTTAAAAAAATATTTTGGAGGAGAGATAGTATGAACAAGGAAATGGCAATTTTAAAAAATCCTCGCGAGCCGCGTATCCCAGCACGTAATGAGGAAAATAAAAAGGCTCGCGAAGAAATGATATTGAAAATTATGAACATGTTTGAGGCAGCAGGATATACGTACGATCAAGCCTATTTGACACTAGAAGCTATAAATGATTCGCTTCTTTTTAGCTCTCGGTTTGTTTCAGTGAGGAATCGTCCCGAAGAGTTAAAAGACGCTAAATATACGAGGTGAAAAAGATGAATCAAAAGCAACAGCAAGGTATAGCAGCCCAAGAATGGACAGTTGTTATAGTAGATGGATATAACATTCAGCAATCAATAGTTGATGAAAAAGACAGAGACTCAAAAAAAAGCCAACTCCAATTGGAATTGACTTTTTACTCAAATGACCTATCTGCGGTTAAGTTTGAGGACTTTTTACAAGATTTACAAGAGTTCATTAAGGAACGTAATAGACGGACTAAACGGTCAATTTAATCCTAACATACTCTTGACGCAACTGGATGCAACTTCAGAGAGAATATCTACTGAGACGCTTTTCATCGTTGATACTCTGGTTTTGGCTTCTTTCCAAATACCATCATCACGGATGTTATCTAGAAACAAATGACCGGAGTAGGTAAGGCTATTAATTATAAAACAAATTCCATCTTTTGTTGTGGTTACCTTAGCATCGATGTAACCAGCTTCTTGCAACATTTTCGTTGTATAAATGACATCATCAAGAGAATATTCCTGCATGCGGTCAAATTGAGAAAGGTTTTCTTCATCTAAGATTCCATTTAAGGGGATCTCTTCTTCAATGGTAAGTAGTAATGCTCTTACGCAATCGTGTTTAAGTTCCATAACATAAACCTCCTTTCTAATAGAATGACAAGCTTCGACAACTTCCATTCTATCAGAAAGAAAAAATAGGAAAGGAAGCTATATATGAATCAATTACAAGTGTTTAACTTTACCGGGAAAGACGTTCGCATGATTATGAAAGGCGGGCAACCATGGTTTGTATTAAAGGATGTTTGCTCCATTCTTGAATTAAGCAACCCACGTATGGTTAAAGAACGATTATCAGATGACGTAAGTTCAACTTACTCCATCCCTGATTCTCTCGGACGCTTACAGCCCACCACGATTATTAACGAAGATGGTTTATACGATGTAATTTTAGAAAGTCGCAAATCCGAAGCCCGTGAATTCCGGAAATGGGTGACTCGTGATGTCCTTCCTTCCATAAGAAAAACCGGCATGTATGCCGCCG